AATACTGACTGATTCAGGATCCTCAATTTCAATTTCAATTTCAGGAACATCGTCCATTAAATCCTCTATTCCTTGAGGGGCTTGATATAAACTTTTTTCAATAGCCATTTTTTATCCTTAAATATATTTCCAGTTACCGTCTATAGGTTTATCAACGTTTCCGCCAGATGAATAAAGTTTGTTAAGGGCAAAAGGATTTACGCTTTCACCCATACTTCTCTTGCTCACTGAAATTCCGCCAGCTCCGCCAATATTTCTTCCCTCGCCACTGCCACCAGATTGTGGCTTTTGGTGGACTTCTGTTATTTTATTTCCAAAGTGGATGCCTTTACCAGTATCGCCAATTTTACTTTCGCTTTTGTATATTTCTACTGGATTACTGCCTACAGATGGTTTTGTTTGATAAGCAGCTTCATAAAGAACTGTACCAGCTTTTTTAGGGCCGTAGTCTTCTAAAAGTGTTACAGCTGCTTTACCAGTTGGCTTTCCGCTTTCATCAAATAACGGTGTAAATTTTGTTGCCATATCTGGATTTTGAAAAAACCCGCCCAAAACGCTGACATCTTTTGGCGCCATAAACACGGTTTTCCCAGACCTTGGTTGCATACCTTCGGTTGTATCAGCATGCTTTGCACTACTTCGATTACGTGTAGTTGTTGCATCAGCATGATGTGCATACGTTGAACCGCGCTCTGTTTTAAAAACGCTTTCAATATCTTCAAGTTTAATTAATGGCGTGTAGTCCATGTTTCCTCTAATAGTATGCAGCTTTGCGTCTGAATGAGACTATCTCATCCTTTTCGTCAGATTCTAACTTGATAAATCCACCTTTGCGGAACCTAATGAGCGCTTGCGTTGATGAGTCAACTAAGTCATCGTGATCAGAATTTGGAAAAGCAGCCATTTCCTCAATCACTTCATCAGCCCATCTTGTCCGCGGTGCCCACACTTTCCCCGAGGCGAATAAATCAGATACAGCGTTAATACGAGCTATCTTATCATTGCCCCTTGTCGGTGTAAACTCTTGAACAGGTATTCCCATGTTTCTTAATTCATATATTAACGGCGCGCCTGAAGCTTTTGCCTCGACAATGAACGCATCTGGCTCATATTCCATGTAATGTTTGTAGGCAACTTCCTTTAACTCTGGAAATTCCATACGTCTCTTAAAGGCGTCTAGCAAAATAACGTGGGCATCATCGGGATTCTCGTTCATATAGAAGACTCCCCATGTCGTACACGCAGAATAGTCCGACCTTTCGTTCTTAGTGAACGCCGTATCCCATGATTGAATGACAAACTCGCATTTTGGCGGGTCTTCATCCTCCCACTCCTTCCACCACTCCCTCTTAACAATCGCCCCAGACTCAGAAGTAGGCTGTTGCATGTACTGAGCGTTCCATTTACCACTAGGAAGTTCGTTTCTCAGTGCCTCAAGTTCAACTAACGGCCAAAACTCAGGCCAAAGCGGGTTTCCAGACGGCAAAATCGCAGGAAAGTCGATAACTTCCCAGTCTTCTCCGTCCCTCTCAATCACTCCCTTAAGAATCCGACCCGTTAAATCACGTTTTCCCCACCGAGTCATCACCACAATGATAGAACCGCCTGGTTGTAGACGCTGGCGTGGACCAGATGAGTACCATTCATAGACTTTATCGTATACAGACGGATCAGTAGCAGCCAAAGCCGCCTCCTGCTCTGAGTGCGGGTCATCAATAATCAGCAAATCCGCACCTTTACCAGTCACCGTACCACCCACACCAATCGCAAAGTACTCGCCACCCTCATTGGTAGCCCATCTTCCCGCCGCCTTGGAGTCATGTCTTAGCTTTACGTTAGGAAATATCTGGGAATACTGCTCACTGTCCAATAAGTTACGTACCTTACGTCCAAAACCTACAGCCAATTCAGCTGTATTGGAACACTGGATAATCTTCTTATTAGGGAATTTACCTAAGAACCATGCTGGGAGCATATAACTTGCAAACTCACTCTTCGTATGTCGCGGCGGCATATTAATGATCAGTCTCTTTATCTCTCCCTTTGCAACCCTCTCAAAAGCTTTGGCCATCACTTTGTGATGTCGTCCATCTATAAAGCCGGGCCACATCTCATGGGCAAACTTAATAAAATCAGTATTCGCTTTTTCTCTTTTTAAGGCGTGTTGGTACGCAGCCAACTCCTCAATCATGGCTTCTTGCTCATGAACGGGTAACTGATTAATAAACTCGGTTAACTTATCTGTCATAGTCTTTATAAAGAAAATACAAAAATATCAATGTACAAATAATCGTCATTCTAAATTCCTAAACTTAATATAAACAGGACGTACCGACCTCGCCCGATCCGGCAACCTCTTACAAACTCCCATTTCACATAACCTCTTCACTATCCTATGGACATTCCCTCGACCCCTGTCCCCAGTCATATACATAATGTCATCAATGGACGGCCCAAACCCATACCTAATCCACCACTCATCAATCACCAAAAATATCTCTTTTTGCTTAGGAGTCATCAGTCTTTCCAAACACTGGTCTTTAGAAGCGAATTTCTCAAAAAATATACCCCCCACCCCTGTCATTTCCAATTACCTACCGGGGGGTCTTCCTCAGAATCTAAGCCCTTCTCAGCCCAGAAATCATCATTGGGGTACCCCTCTTCAGGTGGAAACGTTACCACGTCTTTTTTTTCTTCAGTGAAATCAACATCTTGCGTAGGCGAATCCTTACATGGGGCTGACGATGTGGATTGCGAGTCGGATTGTTTGTGTGGAATAGTATGTATTACAGTCCCCCCATGCGACGCGTCAATATCGGGGCCTACCCCTACGGTGGGGTCGCCAGGCTCGCGATCCGTTGCAGCCGAAAACTCCTCAGAATTTTGCGGAGCGGTTAGTTCTGCTAGTAGGCTCTCTGCCGTATCCTCTGAGTTTATCTCTTTGGCGTTTACATCTATCACGGCTTTTAATTGGTGAAGTAAGCGGGCTTTTATGTCTCCGCTTTGGTGAATAATGGTTGTCTCTTTTCTATCCATGAAGACATCAACCCCCGCAACCTTGCCCAGTAGCTCTAGGGATTTGATGCGTTGAGCGGGATTTATCTCGCCATCTAGTGCGTGTTGGGTAAGTTGATGGATTACTAGCCTCCTCAAGTCAGCGGGATTACGATAATCCTCCGCCTCTTTTGCCAGCTTGTAAGCCTCTATTTCCACTTGTATTCGGGTATCCTGTGCAAGCCTACTAGCGTTATTGCCTACCGTCTTTACATTCCCCTCTGTGTTATATGCCTCTCTGTATGCATCTGCTTTAGTTTTACCTAGTGCAACATGGCGGGCGAATTGCTTTTGCTTGTGGGTGAGTTCCTTTGACTTACCTACTCCGAGAAGAATCGTATCCATTGGAATGCTATCTAATCCCTCTCTTATTTGCTTACGGGATAGTCTAGGCAACTTCGGAAGATTGGCGGGCTTTTTGGTTTTCTCTGTCATATCTTTTATATGGGTATAAAACGGGAATATCTGAACAATACCAAAGAATGAACCAAACGCAAAAAATTGACTCTCATCACCTGGCGAGCAAACAAGTGGAAACGTTACCACCCAAACGAGTGTTTTACCCTCTGTTATCCCTCTACTGGATTAGTAAAAAGGCCACAAAATAAGCGGGCTTTTTTCATCAACAATAACCCTCCAGATCACTCAAGTATTTATATAATCTACAACTACAGAGCCTTATAAACAAAGGGATTGAATGAAATGTAAAATAAATACTTGCACAATTTAAAACTATTTGACTATAATTAAAAGGCAACAACTAAACGGAGGATTTATGCAACATTTACACAACTCAACGATTGAAGAATTGCACGAGCTAACACGAGAGCAACTCATCACAATGTTAGTAAACCATGACCGAGACGGAGAGTATTCGGACGAGCAACGCACCGCATTGGGTGAAGACATTTTGAACCATCAAGAGGCGTTAAGCCTTGCGGTTTTACATTTGAACGAAGTAATAGACGGGGAAATTTTGAACCAACTGGAGGGCAAGTAATGAACATAATACAGAGGACAAAGCCAAGCGATTCACCTTATATGGTGGAAGACAATGGCACGCTTATATTTTGGTGCAACTACAAGCATGAGGCGGAGGCGTTCATTCGTGGCGTTAATCATGCCAAACGCAAGCACGCTCAAGAATCATTAAACAAACCAACGGAGGCAGTATGAAAACGACAGTATATAGAAGCGAATTTCACGACTATTTCAAGCAAGCGGGCAGAGACACCCAGTTCAGCTATGAAGCCAAAGACTTGCTATTTGACTACTTTGAGGAATACGAGGAAAGCACAGGCGAGGAAATAGAGCTAGACATTATTGCCATTTGTTGCGACTACGAAGAGACTCATTACACGGACATCATTGGGCAATACGATACCGACATTGAGGACGAAGAGCTAACGGACGAAGACGAAAAAATAGAATATATCCGCAACTGGCTAAACGATAACACTCAGCTTGTGGGCGAATCGTCCGAGGGTGTTTTTGTATATCAGCAATTTTAATCAGTCCGTCTGATGAGTCCTAAAGAGGACGAAAACCCGCAAGGGTTCACGGAATAAACAACGGAGGTAATATGGCAACATTTCAAGAGGCTTTAGAGTATATAAAGCAAGATATAAAAGACGGTTTCACCTTATCTTATTACATTGAAGACGGAAAAATTTACGCTGAAACCGACCAAGGTTTTATAAGGTGGTTTCCCGTTTTAAATTCAGAAGAAATTCTTTAAGGAGCTAAACAAATGAAGAAAATTTACGAATGCTTTTGGGGCGAAGGCTACCATCAAAACAACCGCTCAACTTTGGAATGGCACGAAGAAGAGTTTTTCACGGAGGAAAAGGGATACGACCCCGAAGATATAGAAAGCATACAAGCCATGAGCGTTGGGCAATCGCTTAACCTTTCATGTATCACTGGCGAGCATTGGATTAGAAGGGTTGAATAGTCCTTACTGATGAGCCTATAAAGGCGAAACGCTCGGGCGAGCGTCTAAGGATAAACAAACGGAGGAATTATGCAATATTTTAAACCCATGCACGATTTAAACGATTCAATTTTAGCTAGGCAGCCCGCCCTAGAATTTCCAAGAGTTGCAGATGCAGTCCTAAAAGGCATTTTTGAGGGATTGATTGAGCAAGGATATACCGAAGAGATGGCAACCAGTTTTATCACTTCTAGCATTCTTAGGCATGAGCTAGACGGAAACTTGGAAGATGGTCTCGCAGACTTTGGGAAGTTTTACGCTCGCACAATCGCCCACTCATACAGAGCCGATTGCAAACGCTACGCAGAAGAAACCTAAGCAAACCAATCCCCCGCATTGAGCGGGTTTTCAATCCTTAAATGGAGGGGAGTTTTTGACACTTTTTTTTGACCTTGCCAGATCAGTTGGCATAACGGCCCGATTTTGCGAGCGGTCGCCTGGCACTGCTTTGGAAAAATTTCAGACTAAAAGGGTCATGCTTGCCATAAAAGGGTCATGCTTATTTATTTTGAAATAGCTATTGTTTTTTGAATTACTATGGCTATAATGTAATTTACATACAGGAGGATATATGCGTTATGTATGCGGAGGCAGACTGTTTAACACGCTTGAGGAGGCGATACAGTATGCAAACTTTATTCACAAGGTAAGTCGTTTAATTATAAGTATCACGGAGGAAGTATGAAATTTAATTTAGTTCTTTATGTTCCTGATGAAGCCATTGAGCAAGCATCAAAAGAATTTGAGATGCCTACTGATGAACTCATCAGCAAGATTGGTAACACTTGTTATCTAGGTCTTGATTGTATCAATGCCATGCTTGGTCGCCAGTATGAATTAGAGGCGGGCGATTGGTATGTCTCTTCCATTGTGGGAGCGGACGAAACTATTTATGCGGACTAACGGAGGAAATATGAATTTAAATGCGACTGAATGGAGTCAGATTTGGGGAGACAATTTCCCGACAGAAAAAGAATGCCCGATAGAAGTAATTGAACATCATGCACAAGCCAACAATTTACTCGTAAGTGATGAGCTAATTAGTTTCGCTCGTGCTATGTGGAATGAAGGGAATTTGTCATGAAAATATATCTAGCACAAGGCGAGAGCAGAAGTTTTGAATTCTCAGCTATTGGATTGACCCAACAAGAGGCGGAGAACGCCATCATTGAAACTTTTAAGGCACACGCTCGCCATTACGACTTGCCTTTGGACTGGTGGAAAGAGAATGCGGACTTCCGCATTTTCGCTATGGAAACTGGTTACTGCTACCGTGACCGTTCGCAGATTGATTCTAAGTGGTATTACCCTGAGACATTGACGGACGAGGAGTTAAACCAAGGTATCAACCAATGCGACTGTTGCGAGAGCAAAGTAACAAGTATTGATATGTTTTGGAGCGTGGGCGAGTGCGAAACTGATCGCCAACGCCAAGGTATGCAATACATGGAAACCAATGGTTACGAGGCGATTTGCCAAGACTGTTATGAAAACATTGAAGGAGATTTTTAAATGCCTAAATTTACGATTGAAATTCATGAAACCCAACAATGGACTTACTCATACGATGTAGAAGCCAAGAGTAGCGAAGAAGCCCATCACCTGGCAGAGTCCCGCCATTTTGCGGGTGATCAGTCAGAAGATTCATGCTTATACGATTCAAACATTACTGGAACATACGCAAAGGAGAATGAAAATGCCTAAATTTGAAGTGTTAGCAAGTCAAGTTATTTATCTATCTGCGATTGTTGAGGCAGATTCAAAAGATAAAGCATGGGAAGTAGCGATTAACGGTGGTTCATGGGAAGACTATGAAGCAGAAAGAATTATTTATTCAGACACAATTGAAATTGAGGAGAAACAAAATGCCTAAATTTGAGATTACTTTTAAAGACGAGATAGAAGTAGAGAACGAGGAAGAGGCGATTGACGCACTAATCCAGTATCTAAATGATTGTGTGCGGTTTCAAGATGTATCTGTATTTAACATTGATAAGCTAAAGGAGAACGAAAATGCCTAACTGGTGCAACAACACATTAGAACTACAACACGACAACCCTGAGATGATTGAGCGGGCGGCCAGTGCAATTAAAGCGGGAAAATTCTTTTCTGAGTTCGCTCCATGCCCTAAAGATTTAACGGAAACCATGTCAGGATTCCACGGCAAAGACACCCCCGAACAGGCGGAGCTTGAGCGACAACAAAAAGAGAACATCGCCAGGCACGGCTATGCCGATTGGTATTCATGGAGTAATGCCAACTGGGGAACTAAATGGGAGGCTTGCGAACCGTTTCTAAGCGGGCATGATAAGAACTTTATGTCAGCCAGTTTTGATACGGCTTGGAGTCCACCACTTGCCTTTTATGAAAAGCTAAAAGACTTAGGCTTTACTGTAAAAGGTTACTACTACGAGGGCGGGTGCGCTTATTGCGGACTTTGGGACGATGGAGACGATCAGTATTACGACATTCAAGGTAATGCAGAGTGGGTCATGGAGAACATACCGAGCGAGATTGACCTTGAGTTTTGTATCAGCGAAGGCATGGCGGAGTGGGAAGAACAAGAGCGGGAGGAGGCACAATGAAGACGCAAGTATGGTTTGGAAACATAGAGTTTGGTGAATTTTTAAAGGGTAGGGATTCTTACCCTTGTGCATTGGTTCACGACATTAGTGAGAAAGCAATGCTATCAGAGGAGGAGGCGGACGATTACATGGTGGCACACCATTACGACTCATACCTTATCCCTAGTCTTTTCAAGGGAGAAATATATTACAGGGGACAGAAATGATTAACCCATGGCAGCCCCTATTTGACGCTTGGCTTAACCAATTATCAGGAGAGAAACACGAGATGAAAAAATACGAAGTTACCCTAGTTACACACGCAAAGACCACGGTTTTTGTAGATGCTAATGACGAAGACGAGGCAGTTGATATGGCCTTCGATTACCTTAATGAAAATGACATTGAACTTGGCGAATGGGAAGTAGAGAATGTAGAACGAGGCACAGAATGAACGGTTACAACAGACGACTGGTCATGAACCAGTATCATATTACTCCCGAACAGGACTTCATTCTCGGCTTGGTCTATGAGAAAAGGGTCATGCCCGCTACAGATATTCTATTTGACTGTATAAAACTACAGGTATGCAGTCATGCCACGGCACACAAATACTTTAAAAGTCTTGTAGTCCGTGACTTTCTTAGAACAGAACAAGGAAAAGACTCTCGTCACAAGAATGTATTTCTCAGTTCCAAGGGTGTCGCTTATCTTGAGGAAACGAAATGAACCAAGGCCCAACCTCTGACGATATTGTCGCGGGCCTAGTTTTTATTGCCGTGATTATCCTTTTATGTTTAGCACCTGATCTGTAACCGAGTAGCCTGGAGACCAAAAAATCTTCAGGCTACCCCTAAAAGGGTCATGCTAGAGGTCATTCAACCACAAAGATATATCCCTTTTTCTTTCCATCTCTACCTTAGCAGTCAGCATAGTATTTAACTCAGCCATCTCCTTGATGAGTTGAAACATCTTCTTTTCTATCTTACCTTTGACGGAGGCAACACCAAGGTTCTGCATACCATGTAGATATTCTTCATAGGTTGCCATGGCCGCCTGATTGTTCTTCCGGACACCGTTCAGGTAACTGAATTCATACCAGTTCAGTATCTTATCCTCACGCTTTACCATCTTCTACCTCCTGTATTCTTTTACCAATCCATGCCATCACGGGGACAGCCATCGAGTTGCCCATTGCTTTATATCGTGGAGCATCGGGAGAGTCAGGCTTGCCACGCCATGGAATGTTTGTATAGTTATCAGGGAAGCCTTGCAATCTTTCACACTCTGTTGGGGTAAGTCTACGCACCGCCATGTTCTGCATCACACCCGCGCTCTGACTACGGGTTAGCGTTCCTGATAAATCAGTCTCAAACTTCATCTCATCAGGTCTAGCGTTCACATTGAATGCAATCTGTTGGTCTTGGGTCACGCTTAGAGTAAACGCTTTCTCATCTGAACCAAGGTATCCCTTACCGCCACCCTCACAACCACCCCTAACCTTGAATGCGTGGGCAATGAATGTCTGAGCATGATGCGACTGGACAGACGGACGCAATGCTTGAAGAGCGGGGGTTACATCAAGAGGGGTAGCACTGAAGTTGTTTGCCTGGGCATCTTCTCTAATTGAATAGGCTACAGAATGATTAGGATATCCACCGTCACCGCCAGAGCGAAGGGTCGGGCTTACATCATTACCAACATCTCTTGCTGCATCCGACTGAGTAAAGCCAATAGAGTAAGCAACTCCTTGGGTGGCGGCGGCATCTAAGGTATACATAACCTCATCATCATTCCATCCTCGCCCGTTCTGTTTCTTATCCCTACCTGATACATCTTGAATTGCAATAGACTGCACGAGCGGAACGTTACCACCACCCGTTCCCCATCTTGAGGTTACTGTCTGACATACATCACCCATCTGTTTAACTCTAGAGTCTGCGGGATGAGTCTCGTATACCATCATAGCAAACCCGTCCGCCCTACTGTAATCATTGCAAGTTGTTTCTAAACAAGATGCAATATCAGGTGCGTATGCTAGTTGGGTTGTTATTAAAGTTTCTGATCCTCCTCCGAGGTCTCCTCCGTCTCGTCTAAGTGTTCCGACTCCTTCACTGTAGTTTCCAAAGCTGCTTGGAGAAAAGGCGGGAGTTTC